AGTGCCTACACCATATTTTAAACTCATTTCATTTTGAAATTCCTTTAATTCTAAACGAACTTTTTCATTATGTTTTTTCGCTTTTTTAAAAGGAATCATCATTTCATCTTCCCAATCCTGTATAAAGCCACTTTTGTCCAATTTTCTTAATCTTGATGCTATTTTAAGAGCTTTGGTTTTACTTATTTGTTCCCCACTATTTGAGCAGCCTTTATCACAATCGTCTTCAGATAGAAAATCACAAAAGCAACAAACAAAATTCCATATAGGTCTCCAAAACCAAACATTGGCTCGAAAATATTCCCCAGGATTGTCCCTTTCATATTGTTCTCTTGCTTTAAAATGTAGTTTTCTATCTTTATCTGACATTTTTTCCCATTCTACCCATCCATTTTCATCAGCAAATCTTGTTAGTATCTCTGATGCTTCTGTATTTTTTTGTGGATTTAATCCGTAGATATCATACCCCATTATTATTCTCCTTTTTTGTTATTTGTAAAATTTTTGTTAAATAATCTTCTGCGCTTTTATCATCTTTAGCCCAAAAAATACTTCCTTTGTGTTTGCCAAAATTGTGAGTCACAGGGACTTCATATCTTATAAAACCTTTTGCAATGTGATGTGGTGTATCTTTTCTTTTTACCATAGTATTTACCTTTTTACTGTTATGTTAATGAAAAATTGGGCGAACATTGTAGTTGTGGATAATACATGACCAATCGAAGAAATCCTGTATAATCACTGCTCGCCCAAAAACATGAGAAAGACCACGCTAGTATACGATTGCATTGCTCTCTAACTATTAACGGAGATCTGAATTAATGGCATACTTGGGGTAACCATTAACCATTTCGGTGGTTTTAAACCCGTAAACTTCCTCATTTAGGGATGCGGAGTCCCTTTAATATAATCTTATATGTTGTTTTTCTTGTCTTCTGTAATTATAAATATCTTCAATCATCAAAAGATAATCTCTTTGAGTATCTTTCTTCATGAATCTATCTGGCAGAACACTTACTTTATGTACCATTTGGTCATGGTTAAAGTCTGGATGAGTAAGACAATCAATATATGATAATACAAAAGTTCTATGTCTAAAAACTTTATTATCAAATTGTTTGAATTCCATAATTTTATCCAAAATACTTTGGACTTCACCTATACTTTGTTTCACTTCAAAAGTGCCAAGTTTAAAATCTTTATAGATTGACTTGGTATTTTCACCAGATAGTAATATCAATAAGGTTGAGATAGGATAATGATATTTTTTGAAGAAACTATGTACTATTATATAATCTTCAAAACCCCTAACACAATAATGATTTAAAACATCTTCTGGTGCCCATCTTTTAGGGACAGAATTGAATCTGCCTATATCATCAATAGTCATTTTAGTGAAAATATATCTAATGGGAAGCTCAAGTCTTTCATAAGCAACAACTGTATGCTGACCTTCCATTATTTCAAATTTCCTATTGACTTTAACTGGATTTTCAATAGAAAGGTCTTTATTTGAGATTTCTTCCATTACTTCCTTAACATGAACTTCACTTAAATCCCTGTTAGCCTCAACGAATTTAAACTTATCATAATTATATGATAGATAATGTTGTGGACTTTTTGCCTTTTGGTCTTTTCTGAATGTTCCCATGATGCTACTCCTCGATTATAGCCTCTTATAAAGGCTCTGTTTTGGTATTGACAAATCTTATTCTACAAGTATCTAATAATAAAATAGCATCCTTGCTTTGAGCATAAACATCAACCACTTTATCTGGATATTTTTCCATTATTTCTTTGATTGTGATTTTCTCAAGAATAAAATTCCCTGATAGTGTTAAATCTTGTTTTTTTAGTATTTTCTTCAATTTAGACTCCCAATAATCTGGTTAATGAAACAATGACAACTACAAAAAAGAGGATAATTACAATTACCTCAAAATACATATTTATAAAATCAACTATTCTATCTATCATAATGGATACCCCGTGAAAGCATCTGTCATTAATCCTGCGCTTTTTTCTATATCTAAATAAGGTAATTCTCCACCTATCATACCACCATGCTTTTGCAATACATTATAAACAACTATTGCTGGGACATAAGCATATATTCCATTTGAATCAGCATATTTTTTTAACAATGGCTCTTGTCTAGAAGGATAACCAATTTCAACTTCTGTATATTTATTTTCAATGCCATTTATTCTTGGTGTACAATAATGAGTGCGAGATGCCTGTACTGACATTTTAAAACCATCAGCACATATTATTTCTTGCCTATTGTCTTGTTGTTCCAATTTTTCACGAACTATATCAGGAACTTCAAAAGGGAAATGTGAATTTTTCATAGTTATTCTTCCTCTTCTTGCATTTTAGAGGATATGATATTAGCCAATGTTTCATAGCCTTCATCATTCTTTTGAATAACATTACCAGCCATCATATATAGTATATGATAATGATTATCACATATAGTGATGCCGAAAATGTATTTGGTAGAATTATGTTTGCACCTACCAAAATCACCATGGATGTTGCATTGTGCTTTGCCTTTAAAATCTTCTATCATTTTGAGTTCTCCTTATCTTTTTTCTTTTTAGCTTCTGCAAGTCTATTAGCTTCTTCAATTCTTCTGATTCTAGCTCTTTCTTCAGCAATCTGATGATGCATATCTATATATTTAGCTTGAAGATTCTCACCTACTGCTTCACCAGCAAATGTATTAAGGGCAGCTCTCATCATATTATTCTTTCTTTGAATCTTTGTTCTACCTTTTAAAGCAAATTCATTATTTAGCTTTCTTTTTTCTGCTTTTCTAGCTTTACTATGTTTCATGTTACCAGTCTCCTTATGATTTATTAATACAACACTTCTTAAATTTCTTTCCACTACCACAATGACATGGCTCATTACGACCTATTTTGGTTTCGGCTATATAAGGTTTTATTTTCATTAATCCTGAACTGGGATAATGTCCATGTCTGTCTTTATATCTTTCCCTTGAAGCTTGAGCAATATCTGCTACGCTTAATGGGACTTTCATGATAATAGCGTAAATAATACAAATGCCATTCCCCATATGAATGAAACTGTGATAACTGCACATAATGCCAATATTGTTGCTTGACACATCATATCTATTAGTTTAGTAGTCATGTTATTATTCCTTATTAAATTGTTCTTCTTTATCTGAAAAGTGTTGAGCATTTCGTGTTTCACCAAAATCTTCTTCATATACTAATTTCTCATCTTCTTGCATTGTATCTAGTTTAATGAATTGTAAATGCTTTATACCGTGACCTTTGTGTAATTCTATAAATAATTCAACCATATCATCTATTCTTTCATCATTGACCAAAGGATATTCTTTTGATATTGTGTTATATAATATATATTCACCATCAATGACTGATTGTAGTTTACTGCGTATTAAATCTTTTGCTTCGGCTGTTAAAAAAGTTATTGCTTCAAGTGGATATTCCAATATTGAATGATGTCGAACCTTGTCTTTACTGTCTTTCATGTGATTACCCCTGTTATATTGGATTAAGAGAATATGTAGGTGTAGACACTTATATTGTATCTATACTACACACAACACGAAGGTAGTGGACGGCGTTCTTTATAAGCAACTCAATGCTCACCGTCTAATCATCGGTCTGGCATAGATAACCCAGTGCGATGACACTACCCAAGTGTATAGATCTTATATATTGTTACAAAAAAAACCCCCGAAGGGGGTTCTTTTAAGAAATTGTACCGTAGAAGGCACCTTTGTCCCACATTGCAAGCTCTGCTTTAGTGTTGGAAAGGATTTGACCTTTGGATTTGGCATTGACTGCGTACCAACATTCACCCGTGGCTTTGTTGATGAGCATTGGCCATGGTTCTTTAAGGGTGTAAGAAATGTCCGCACCTGAAACTGGGTCGAAGCCTTGGATGAACTTGTTGAAATACAAGACGATTGGTGAGAGGACAACTTTCTTTTTTGGTGCTTTCTTTTTAGTGTTAGCCATGAGATGACTCCTTTTAATGAAGGTTAACTGGTTAAGGAAAAATGGAAAACCCATTTTAGGGGTATGGGGTATGAGTATAGGTTGCTCTGCATTTGGATTCAATTTTTTTGGAAATTTGTTTTTGATTCATTTGACATCGTACCTAATTTCAAGGGCGAGTGGGTGGGAGATAAAGATAAATACAATAAATATAAAATATATAATATCTGTAGGGCAGGGTAATCTGTAAGGGTTAAATTTCACTATGGCTATACTAATAAAGGAACTTGCTGACTTACCATATGAAGGGATGAAATATGTACTGTCTCATATGTTAGATGACTATTTTCCTTTAGAGTTAAATGGGCGTGTCTTCCTAATTCCAAAAGAAGTAAATGATTTTATAGATTTACTATATACTCAAGTAAAAGAAAAGAAACAAAAGTCGCCAAAACAACAATAATGCTTTTTGGAGAAATAAGGGGAGTAAAACATTGGATATACGAAGACCCTGATGAGTTTTCTAAAGAGACTGGTTTAACATATAAGTACTGGAAGGACTCACCACAGAAGGGCGATTGGGTTAAAGCTGATGATGGTGCTATATTACAGGTATTAAAATATGGGAATTTAAATCATCATGGGGACACGGATGGTTATAAATCAAACAGTGGATATGTACGAACAATTGTTGGGTCTTTCATTATTAACGAAAACTCATATATGGATTCTGATTTTTCACAACACCCCAATAGATACACATTTTCAAAAAAAATAAAAAATTCTAATGAAAATTTCTCTAAAAGAGAAAACATAACAATCAATGAAAAGCTGTTTATTACTGATGTCATAAGCGGGAAAGACGCTGTAACTGCTGTCAAGAATGTATATGGGACAGAAGGCTATAAAAAGGCTAAACATAAAGCTTTCGCATTACTAAAACAGGATAGAGTCATGAGTGAAATAGAAAAAGGCGTAATAGATGTGGCTAAGGGGCTTGGGATAGACCATGAATATGTCCTCACCACCTTAAAGAATCTAGCTGATAGAAGCGATGACGATAATGTTATTCTTCAATCTGCTAAAGAACTTGGGAAAATCATAGGTACAAGTGGAAAGACAATTAAACAAAAAGATATGGGGCTTATTGGTATGTTTGGAGGTTTCTCTCCTGAACAATTACAAGATGCCCAAAGAAAAGACATGACTTTGGAGATTGATGATGGCAAATCCTAATGATAAGGTTGTAGATGATTTTAGAAAGGATGATGATGGTAATATAATAGGCTGTCCTACCTGTGGTGCAAGAGCCATGAGGAAAGATGGCTTTTCTTATTATAGAGAAAGCAAAAAACAATGCTGGCATTGTAATGCTTGTAGTAAAAAAACATTAAATCCGACTATTATTGAGGAATCTCCATTTACAGTCGCTGACCGTGACCCTGAGATGATGCCTATAGAAGACATTATAGATTTTAGGAAAAAGCAATATATACAGAAGTTAAAATCAAAAGAGACTAGAAAATTAGTAGATATTGCTATTAATGTAGATGGTCCAATAGGTATTGCACACTTTGGCGACCCCCATGTTGATGATGATGGAACTGACTTGTCTCAAATTATTCATTATATGGATGCTTTAAATTCTATTGATGGGATGTATTGTGGTAATCTTGGGGATATTCAAAATAACTGGATTGGTAGGCTTGCTGTTTTGTATGGTCAGCAATCTGTGAGTGCAAAAGAATCATGGAAATTAACTGAGTATTTTGTAAACAAAGTAAATTGGTTATATCTAGTTGCTGGCAATCATGATGTTTGGAGTGGTGATGGAGACCCTTTAGAATTTATCATGCGTGACCACAAGGGTTTGTATGAAAGATGGGGAGCAAGAATGAATCTTGTATTCCCAAATGGGAAAGAAATAAGAATAAATGCTAGGCACACTTGGAAAGGAAATAGTATGTGGAATACTGCTCATGGTGTAGCGAAGGCTGCTCAAATGGGATGGAAAGACCACATTCTTACTTGTGGACATACTCATGTTTCGGGTTATCAAGTTATTAAAGACCCTGCTTCTGGTTTAATTAGTCATGCTTTACAAGTTTCATCTTTTAAGATTATGGATAACTATGCTGATAAACTTGGACTTGATGATAAGAATATCTTTAATTGCCCAGTTACTATTATAGACCCAAAATATGATGATGATGATAATAGGCTTATTACCACTATATTTAATCCTTTAGTAGCGTGTAAATATTTAGATTTTATTAGAAATGAATATAAACAAGAAAAACATAAGTAAAGCAGAGCAGGCATTAGAACTTGCATACACAGACCTTATAGCATTTGGTAAATTGTTTTTACCTGGAGATTTTGGCAAGTCGGAATCACCAAAATTCCATTATCAAATAGGGGACGCGCTTCTAGAACCGACAACAAAAGCATTAGCCTTAATATTACCCAGAGGTAGTGCTAAAACACAACTTTTTAAGACATTCTTGCTTCATAGAATTTTATTTAAGAAACCAGATGAATATTTATTTATGGCTTGGGTATCAGATAACCACAGGAAGTCTATACTTAATCTTCAATATATTAAACAGCATTTTCAAAGTAATGATATGATTAAATATTATTTTGGTGATATTACTGGCGAGAAGTGGACAGAGACAGATATTGTTACAAGTACTAATGCTAAATTGATAAGCCGTTCTAATTTATCAAGTGTTCGTGGAGAGAATTATCTTGGGAAGAGATATGATATTGTCGCTTTGGATGATACTGAAAGTGAAACAAATACTGTAACACAAGATGCTAGGGAAAAAATTAAGAATATTGTATATAATGGTGTAAAACCAGCTCTTGATATTAATACTGGCAGGCTTATATTTGCTGGCACCCCAGTTCATTATGATAGTTTATGTCAGAATATACTCGATGGATATATGAAGGCTGAAAATAAAGATGATTATACTTGGGATGTAATTACATATAAATCTACACAGCCAGAGATGGAAGGAGGAGTGTTGTGGGATTCTTATATGCCTAGAAAGAGACTTGATTTATTAAAGAAGGAATATCAGGAGGCAGGGAGGTCTCATGGTTATTATCAAGAATATGAATTAGAAGTCCAAAATGAAGATGATGCTTTATTTGGAAGAGATTATATTAAATATTGGAAGGGATATTATAAAAGGGGAGAAGATAATACCAATTATATAGTAATAAATGGGGAAGAGATTCCTTGTAATACATTTATAGGTTGCGACCCTGCTACTGATATTGAAACAAAAACATCTGATTTTTCTGTAATAATGGTTGTGGCTGTCAGCCCAGAAAATAATGTATATGTTTTAGAATATGAAAGACATAGAAGTATCCCAACCGTTGGTCCAAGAGATAGTGAAGATAAATTGATAGGAAAAAAGGGTGTTGTCGACTATATAATGGAACTTCACCAAAAATATCATTGCACATCCAGTACTGTTGAGGATGTTGCTATGAATAGGTCTGTTTTTCAATCTCTTAATGAAAGAAGACGAATTGAGAACAAATTTGACATAGCAGTTGTCCCAGAAAAGCCCCCAGGACGCATGGATAAGAGAAATAAGATATATTCGGGTTTATCTGGTAGATTTAGCACAGGAACAGTATATTTAAGGGATAAAATGTTTGATTTAGAACATGAAATCGTGACTTTTGGACCGAAAATGGCACATGATGACACAATAGAGACACTTTTTTACGCATTAATTCACGCATTTCCTCCTAATATGAAAAAAAGTGAAAGAAGAGATGATAAAAAGTGGTTTAAACCAAAAAGAAATGCTAAAAGTTGGATTATAGCATGATTTTCAAAAAAAAGGGATAAAAATGCCGAAATCAAAGAAAGCAAAAAAGAAACAAGATGGTTTTTTCAAGAAAGTAGCAAATGGATTAATTAATTTCTTAAAATCACCGTGGGCTAAGTAAAATGGCAAAGAAAAAGACAGCAGAAAGAATATTCGCCTTATGGCAAGCAGCTGATTGCAAAGAAAGAACAAAATGGCAAGTTGATAGCCAAAAAGGTTATGATTTTTATTTAAATGACCAATTGACTGTTGAAGAACAAAATATGTTGCAAGAATCTGGGATGCCTACCTTTTTAATTAATAGAATTACTCCAATTGTTGAGACAATGAAGTATTTTGTGACTGCCAATAATCCTAGATGGAAAGCAGTAGCTGTAGAGGGGAGTGACACGGATATAGCACAGGTTCATAGTGATATATCAGAATATTGTTGGGGATTATCTAATGGGAAATCAATATATGGGAATGTTGTACTTGATGCTTTAACTAAGGGTGTCGGCTATTTTTTCATAACAGTTGATAAGGGTTTAGATAGAGGAAAGGGAGATGTTGTTTTTCAAAGAATTAACCCTTTTGATGTTTACCCAGACCCACAGAGTAGGGATTTTTTATTTAGAGATGCATCTTTTATTCTTGTTAAAAAGAATCTCACAAGAAATCAATTAAAACAAATGTATCCAGAGTATACAAGAAAAATTGCAAAAGCGAATGAAGGTTCTTCCCTGATGCATTACTCAGAAGCAAATAGAGATGCTTCATCTTCAATTATTCCAGAAGACATTCAAACTTCAGTTGATGAACATGGGAATAAAGACGATATAATTGTTCTCCATGAGTGTTATGAAAAAGTCAAAGTCCCATTTGTGAATATGACTATGAAAATCTATCCGTCAGCACAAGATGAGAAAGTCGTAAGGGAAATGGCAATAAAAAAATTGAAAGATTTCGAATCAGACCAAGCAGTTAAGGCAAAAGAACATATTGTTTCTTTAGAGGCTCAACTGGAGGCTGGTGAGATAATTCAAGAGAGGGCTGCTCTTGAAATGCAAAAAGCTGAAGATACATTAAAAAGAAATATTGAAAGGAAAAGAGCGGAGGTTGATTATGCTCTGCAGGAAGAACTTAATAGGACTGAGGAAGTAGTTGTCGCAATTGATGAATTCAAAATCTTACAAGAACAAGAAGGTTTTCAAGAAAGTATTGTAGAGTATTTTGATTATCATGAAACTAGAATAAAAGTGACTTGTACTTTAGGTGAAAGTGTTTTATTGTATGAATATCATTTACCAATAAGGGAGTATCCTATTATACCCATCCCATATATATATACGGGGACTCCATACCCAATGAGTGCAGTTACTCCCTTAATTGGTAAACAACAAGAAGTCAATAAGGCTCATCAAGTTATGCTTCATAATGCAAATCTTGCTTCTAATCTTCGTTGGATATATGAAGAAGGGTCAGTTCCAGAGGATGAATGGGAACAATATTCTTCTGCTCCAGGAGCTTTGTTGAAATATAGACAAGGATTTAATCCACCAACTCCAATTCTCCCAGCTGCTATTAATAATGCTTTTTACACTATTACCCAAGAAGGTAAAGCAGATATGGAATATATAGCAGGAATTCCAAGTGCAATGATGGGTTTTGTCCAAGACCAAACTGAGACATATAGAGGTCTTCTTGCGAATGATGAATTTGGTACTAGAAGGATTAAGTCTTGGATGAATACAATATTAGAACCATGCCTAGAACATATAGGTGTAGTTTTTAAAGATTTAGCACAATCTCATTATACAACAGATAAGGTTTTTAGAATAGTCCAGCCAAATGCTGGTGGTGATTATGATGAATCTGAAACAAGAATTAATATTCCAATCTATAATGATTATGGAGAAGCTGTAGATAAGTGGTCAGATTATGCATCTGCAAGATTTGATATAAAAGTTGTTGCTGGTGCGGTTATGCCAGTAAATAGATGGGCTTTGTTAGAGGAATATTTTAAATGGTTTCAAGCTGGTCTCATTGATGATGTAGCCATGTTGGCAGAAACTGATGTTCGTGGAAAAGATAAGATTGTAGAGAGAAAATCTTTATATTCTCAACAGCAACAACAAATTGAGGCACTTGATAAACAATTAAAAGACCAAACTGGTGAAAATGAAACTTTAAAACGGCAAATCGTTCAAGCTGGTATTAGCAGGGATATAGATGCTGGCACTAGAGAATCCAAAAAAGATGTTTTAGAAACAGAGGCTCAACAAAAATTATATAGGCAATTAATGAAAGAGCAGGTAAAGAAAAAAGATTTGCAAAGTAAAGACCAGAGTAAATAAATTCAACAGATAATAAAAGGGCTATAATTATGAATGAAGAACAAGTAAGCAACACTCCTGATATTGATGGAGTCCCCGAAAGTTTGATTTCTGATGATGCCAGTACAGACTTTTTTGGTGATTTAGACCGAAGTTTGAACGCTGGTATTTTAGAACGGGAGGAGAGCAAAACTTCAATTGAAGCAGGTGATAACACGCAAGCAGATAGTGAAGTTCAGCAAGAGAATGTCGAGACTCTTAAAAAGAGGTATGCAGATTCGAGTAACGAAGGAAGACGACTTAACAATCGTTTACAAGAACTTGAACCTTATCTACCTATACTTGACGAAATGCGAAAAGACCCCAACCTAATTTCTCATGTACGAGATTATTTTGATGGGGGTGGTCAAACTCCAGAAAGCGTTACGAAGAAGTTGGAATTGGACGAAGATTTTATCTTTGACCCTGACGAAGCCGTGACCGACCCTAAAAGTGATTCTGCTAAAGTTTTAAATCAAACTATTGATGGCGTGGTTCAAAGACGCTTAACGAGTGAATTCTCAAAGCGACAAGAACAACAAGAAATTGATAGTGAAGTTTCTAACTTTAGAAAGTCTCACAATATGACTGATGAAGAATGGAATGAATTTCGTTCTTACGCAGAAAACCAGACACTTAGCTTGGAAGATATTCTTTATTTAAAAAATAAAGAGAATTCTACTCAGCCTAGTCGGGAAAAGGTCGGCAGCACAATGGCTGCGAAACAACTTCAGCAGACACCTACATCTGCTGCTTCAGTAGGTTCTAATGTTGTGCAAACGACAGAAGAAGACGATATTTTTGATGCTATTATGGGGATTGATAAGCAATTAGAAACCGCATTTGGCTAATAGCTGAACTTTTAAACTATTAGTCAGTTGCTTTAACCCTTAATTAAGGAGAGTCAAATGGCTGATCTGTTTAATCTAGGACACTTAGGTGTCGCAGATGACAATTCATCGCTATCAACTGGCGATCTTAGACGAAAGTACAATTTCGGGAGTAGAGTATCTGAACTAGCAATAGCGCAAGACCCCTTCTTCCGATTGGTATCTAAGATAGCCAAAAAACCTACGGATGACCCTCAGTTTAAATTTACTGAGAGACGACCGTCCTTTCATAAAAGATACGCATATGCGTGGGGCGCAGCTGACACTGGCGCACCTGCCGTAGGCGGAGCTTTAACCGCTAATACCACGAAAGTCGTAATGGCTGGCGATTACTATTCTGCTGGAAATAAAGGCAGTACAATTGGTAATTCCAACAACTTAATTTCGATTGGTGCTGTTGGCACAGACCCTGAGTTTTTTATCGCAGGACAATTAGTTAAAATTCCTACCTCTGATGTTTTAGGAGATGGTTATAAAGACTACGCAGTCTTTAAGGTAACTAAAGTTGATGATTCTGCTCAGGCTAACATGAAACTACTAACTGGCGAAATGGTTAGAACTCCAAGTGATTTGGAACTGACTTATAAGCACGCTGATGACTCAGCAGCTGGGGGTTCTTCTCAAGAAGACCTTGCATTGCTCAGGTCTTTTGTCATTGGTACTGCTTTTGCACAAGGTAGCGGATACCCCGAAACATGGAAAGACCAGCCTTTCTCAACTGGATATGGAAATACCCAGATTTGGAAGACTGCAATGGCAATGGATAACACATCCAGAGCTACTGTCTTGAAATATGATTCTAGCGAATGGGCTAGAGTTTGGAAGGAAAAACTGATTGAGCATAAATACGATATTGAGCAATCACTTCTGTTTAATAGCACAGCCGATGCATCTGGTGACGCTTGGTATACAGATGGTGTTGTTAATTATATCTCTGCTCATGGTAATCAGTTTTCTATGAACCTCACAACTAAGTCTCAAGATTCATTTCTTGATGACCTAAGTGCGTTTCTTGACCCTCGATACAACAATGCAAATGCTACGCTTTTCTTTGTCAATACAGCTGTTTACAACTGGTTGCATAAGCTAAGTGGATACTTTGCTAACAATGTTGGTATGGTCATTCCTAAATCTGGTAACACTACCCCAGACCCAGCAATAGGTATTGCTAATGGTTCTGGAAGTGCCCATTTTGCTATGGCAGGAAAGAAGAAAGTCTTTGGTGTTGACATTTCTGTAATTTCTACTCCTTACGGAGATATGCAAGTTGCTAGGAATATTCACCTTGATGGAACAGACATTAATATGTTAGGTATTAATATGCGCCATGTCGCTTATCGTCCATTGGTCGGTAACGGATTGGCTCGTGATACCGCTATTTATGTTGGTGTCCAGACTTTGGAAAACAGTGGTGTTGACCGTCGGGTTGACTTAATTCAGACAGAAGCTGGCTTGGAAATTCATATGCCCGAAGCCCATGCTATCTGGACTGCATCATAAAGGAGGTATGACTTATGGCTAATCCTCTATATGGACAAAACAAAGCTGATAGCAGACTTGCATATCAGCCTAAAATCGTCAAAGTACCCCTTGTTGCAATCGCTTCACACGCAGCTGGTGACCATTTTGCTTGGGCTAATCCTGAAGGTGGTGATATTCTCGTAGAGAGTTTTACCGTTCAGGTTACTACCGAGGCAACTGGTGCTGCTACTTGTGATTACGGAATTGCCGCTGATGGAACTACAGGCTCAGATACCTTGTTAGATGGAATTGACATAGGTACTGCTGCTATTAGTGGTTCTCAAGGTGATTCAGGTGGTACAAACGGTGTGGCTAATCAAGTAATGTCTTCTTCGGAATGGATTACTGGTGACGCAAGTGCTGATAGTTCTGGCGTTGTCGGATTCGCATATATTAAATATGTTGTATTATCCGATGTTGCCTAAGACGGACGGTTAAGTAACCGACAATCAATAATTTGCCCTCGTTGAAGATGGAAATCATTAATATGGACATCAAATTCATCGGGGGCAGATTATTAAATATAAGATTTAAATAATGGCTATAACAGAAATAACAAGTTCAA